CTTGTTTAAGCCTTGCGCCCTCTACTTCAGCCGCAGTGGCATTTACATTTGCCAAAACTCTTGCTGTTTCGGCATCTACAACAGCTTTGTCTGCTGCCGCTTGTTTAAGCCTTGTACCCTCTACTCCAGCCGCAGTGGCATTTACATCTGCCAAAGCTCTTGCTGTTTGAGCATCTACAACAGCTTTATCTGCAGCAGCTTGTTTAAGCCTTGCGCCCTCTACTTCAGCCGCAGTGGCATTTACATCTGCTAAAACTCTTGCTGCTTCGGAATCTGCAGCAACTTTATTTGCCGCAGCTTCCTCAGCGTATTTAGCAGTATCTGCGGCTGTAACTCTATCGGCATTAGCTTTTTGTACTGCCGCTTTAGCATCTACAACAGCTTTATCTGCAGCAGCTTGTTTAAGCCTTGCGCCCTCTACTTCAGCCGCAGTGGCATTTACATTTGCCAAAACTCTTGCTGTTTCGGCATCTACAACAGCTTTGTCTGCTGCCGCTTGTTTAAGCCTTGCGCCCTCTACTTCAGCCGCAGTGGCATTTACATCTGCCAAAGTGCTTGCTGTTTCGGCATCTACAACAGCTTTATTTGCTGCCGTAGCAGCATCAACCTTGGCTTTGGTATCTGCCGCTAATGCGTCCGTAATTGCTTTTTTCATGTTTAAAGCTACATTAATATTACCATTTACTAACGCAGTATTAAGTAGATTTGCATCTTTAGCGCCTTCTATTAACGCATCTAATTGTCCCTTAACCATCATTTGATAAGTATTGGATTGCGATAACGTATCTGCTTGCGCCATAGCCGACCATGTATCAAAAGCGTCTTTTTGTGCAGCATTTAATATGGCATTATTATCAGTTACAAGTTTATTTAATGCGGTGGCATTGAATGTATCTGCAGTTAATTTATTAGCTACATCGTAATTACTAGCATCCAATGTCAATTTTGCTTGAGTTGTATTTAAAGTGACATTGTTCCCTGTATCTGAAATCAATCCTTTAGATTTTAAATCAAGACCAGTATTAATTAATGCGTTTTTAGCAGCGGCATTAAGCTCATTAGCTTTTGCAATAGTTGCTGCATCAGCTTGTGCAATAGGCAAGGCGTTTTTAATAGCAGCGTCTTGTGCAAATCCTGCGGCAGCACCAGTATTGAGCATTCCTCTGCGCGATGATTGAAGATTTGCCGCATTAACCGCTTGTTGGATATAAGGATTATTCTTTGAAAGAAGCCCCGATAATCTATTGCTAACAAGTGAATCTGGGGTTACGTTTACATCAACTGATTTAGCCGCATCTACTAATTTTGCAATATCGGCAGCAGATTGAGTACCTGTTCTATCAACAATAGGGGCAGTAACTTTATCGGCTGTAATTTGATCTAAAGCTGAAGTAGCTACCGTACTATAATCTGGTGTCACCATGATAGGTGAACCATCTGCATTATATTTTATATTTGTAGGAGCAGAATCAACCGCTGATTCTATCATATCCGACGAGATATCGGCAGTTTGAACTTTAGGCTTACCGTTTTCGTCTAAAGTTATTCCAACATCTGTTGCTGTTAATTTAGTGCCTGCTGTTGAATCAGTTAATGCTTTTAATGTATCAGATGTTAAGGCGCCAATTGACGCAGTCGGGGTAGTTGGTATTGCTTTTACAGCGCCTGTTGCCAATGCACCAGTTGGAGCAGTTGATAATGCACCAGTCGGAGCAGTTGATAATGCACCAGTCGGAGCAGTTGATAATGCACCAGTCGGAGCAGTTGATAATGCACCAGTTGGAGCAGTTGATAATGCACCAATAGAAGGTGTAGTAATCTTAGTTAGTTCAGCAGTTGCATCACTACCAATACCGCTATATATCGCATCCCATTTATTGGGGATAGTTGAATTTAACATTCCAGTTGGAGCAGTTGATAATGCTTTTACAGCTCCTGTTGATAATGCACCAGTCGGAGCAGTTGATAATGCTTTTACAGCTCCTGTTGATAATGCACCAGTCGGAGCAGTTGATAATGCACCAGTCGGAGTAGTTGATAATGCACCAGTCGGAGTAGTTGATAATGCACCAGTTGGAGCGGTTGATAATGCACCAGTTGGAGCAGTTGATAATGCACCAGTTGGAGCAGTTGATAATGCACCAGTCGGAGCAGTTGATAATGCTTTTACATCACCTGTTGATAATGCACCAATAGAAGGTGTATTAATCTTAGTTAGTTCAGCAGTTGCATCACTACTAATACCGGCATATATCGCATCCCATTTAGAGGGGATAGTTGAATTTAACATTCCAGTTGGAGCAGTTGCCAATGCACCAGTTGGAGCAGTTGCCAATGCACCAGTTGGAGCGGTTGATAATGCACCAGTTGGAGCGGTTGATAATGCACCAGTTGGAGCAGTTGATAATGCTTTTACATCGCCAGTTGGTAATGCGCCAGTTGGAGCGGTATTAATATTGGCAATTTTTTCAGCTTTAGCTGTATCAATATTGCCATATATCGCATCCCATTTATTTTTATAAGCTAAGTCATCTGCTTCTTTTTGTTTAACTTCAGCAGCACTAGTTGCAATATCTGCGTCTAACATGGCTTTAGCATCAGCGTCAGCCTTAGCTTTGGCAGCCGCAGCCGCAATTACCGCATCAGCATTAACTTTATCCGCCTCAATTTTCGATTTATTATAATTAACATAATTCCGATTGGATGGCAAATCAGCTAATAATTTATTTCTTTCGGCAACAAAAGTTTTGTTTTGCTCATTTGCGCCTCCAGATAAATTCCAATTAATATTAGGGTCTTTTGCTAATAAATCTGTCGCCCAATTTTTTACTTGCGTATCCGCAACAGTTTGAGGAATAGTGCCTGTTGCAAGACCATTATAAAATGTTGAATCAAAAACAGGTGTGCCATCGGGGTTTACAACTGATGCGTATTTGTCTGAATACTGTTTAGCTCTATATGCTACTGCGTCTGGGTGGGTACTGCTGCTATTAAAAGCATTCATCCAAGAGTCGTACATAGGTTTGTTAAACCCTGTATTCCAATAGGTAAACTCTGATTCTAGTGGTTTAGCCATATCTGTATATTTGATAGTCGCCATTTATTTATCTCCGTCCAGTAACATATTGCGACCACCATTGGTCAGCAGCGGCATTTCTATTGTCATTATAATTACCCATATTAACACCGTTTTGCTGGTTAGTGGGGATTTGGAAATTCTTAAAGGCGTCCATAAACCCTTGCGTTGCCTGTGTCCCAAACTCTTTGTTCTTAGCATCCACCCCACTAAGAATATCGGATTTTAATGAACTTACATTGGTATCCCAGTTTTTTAAAAAATTAGCATTTTGAGTGGTTAAAGCAGTTTGATTGGCTTGTAATGCGTCATTATACGCTTTAGAACTAGCTGCTTGTTGAGCCTGTAATGCTGAATTTAATTGCTGAGTAGTGATACCTTGTGGTGAAGTTACTCCTAAATTAGGCGTAGCTGTTGTAGGCGCAGGTGCAGTTACAGTTACAGGTGTGACTGTTGTAGGCGCAGGTGCAGTTACAGGTGTAGTTACAGGCGTGGTTGTTACAGGTGTATTTGAAAGCTCAGTTGCTGATGCGGTTGAAAGTGCAGTTACAGGTGTGACTGTTGTAGGCGCAGGTGCAGTTACAGGTGTAGTTACAGGCGTGGTTGTTACAGGTGTATTTGAAAGCTCAGTTGCTGATGCGGTTGAAAGTGCAGTTACAGGTGGATTTGAAAGAGTGTTTACCGGAGCTTGTGTTTCGTTATCATATTGCGCTATTGCTGCGATATAGCCGTCTTGTTGAGCTTGCATTGCCTTTTGTATTACTAATGCCCCATCTAATCCTATACCATAAGATGCCGCAATCTCTTGAGTAGATGGTACATTTTGCAATTGGGTTCTTGCAAAGTCTATATAATTTTTCTTAGTTTCCGCCCTAGTTGCCATTTTATTATCCTGTTATCTATTTAGTTTTCTAGGTGTGTAATGAAGCACAACACCCGATAAATTATGTCCTAAATCAATAGCCGTATTAGAAAAAACGACTAAACCAATATTTGTTCCACTTCCTTGTATGCGTATTTCTGGTTGGGAAACTATCTTCCCATCGTAATAAAATTCATTCCAAATAGCTTCATCCCAGTAACCGCCAGCACCTTGTAGTTCTTCATATTTAAGAAAATGGGTGGCGATACTTGGATCAGCATAAGAAAATTCTGGATTAAAACGAATATATGAGTAACCTACGGTTGAAAGTTCAACTTCAAGTTTTCTAAATCGTTTAATTGCTGAGGGTGATTTTACATTATTAAACGCTGTTCTGATATAGGCTTGAATAGGTTCGCCATCAAAAGATGATCCGGTATTAGCCACATAAACGTACCCATCTTCGTCACCAAGTAAAACAATATCTCGACCACTGGCGTCCTCACCGTTCCACGCATAACTCACATTAATTGGATAAGTTAATTCTGAAAAATCATGACCGGTAGTTGCCGCGCCTGTTTGACTGGTGCCTGCGCTCATTGTCATGATAATACCTGTACCATCATTTGCATAAAACCTTACTTGATTTTTGCTTTTATAAATAGCAGTAGCAACAATTTTTTCTCGGAAACGATCAATTACAGGTTGGATAGTTCGGCTAACGGTATCATGTTCAAATCCACCGAATACATAAGACGGTACAATACGAATAATTCCCTTGTCATCAAATGAATAAAGTGAACCAAGATTCATTAAGCCATAATGAATTGCGCCAATATCTGGGGAAATCAAATCTGCTTTATATAAATTACTCTGATTATCAATAGATACTTGCCAAAAACTATCTCGACACGCAACAGCAAGAACCCCGCCGACAATTGGACTCATTCCTGTAATAGTATCCCCGAATTCTTGAACATCTTGAAAGCCTAAACTTGTTGTTCTAAAGTCATGAGGATTACCTACTGCTGAAAACAAAGCTGTTCCAAAATAAGATAATACAAGTTGTCCGTTTACCGCTGCAATAGTGGTTGGAGCGTCAATAGTGACTTGAGTTCTAATAGGAATGTAAACATCC